ACCCAGGTTAGTGAAGCCGTCAGCGCCTCGCGGTTCGCCTCCATATCCTTGAGCGGGTCCACATACGGGAACCCGCGCGGCATCCACAGCGCGTCTAACGTGGCGCCGGGCGGCAGCGTGATCGTGCCGCGCAGCAGCGCGAGTTGGCTCCAGCGCGCGAACACCGGCCGACAGATCGATTCGATCACCAGCCCCTGCTCGGCGCGGTAATGGTCCCGCTCGCCGGTCACGCCCAGCCGACCCGAGGACCAGCTGGTCCCCTTCATGTCGCCGGTCAGGGTCGGATAGGAGTGGTTGAGGCCGGTGGCGATGCTGGTCGCGATGCTGGCGCAGAAATCGCCGAAGGCCTGCGTCGGGTGCTGCGGATCCCACTGCTGGAACTCGGTGTTGTGGGGCAGCTGGCTAATGACCCCCGCCTCCGCTTCCAGCGGCACGGCCACACGGGGATCCTCCCCACCGATCCCGAGTCCGTCGTCTTTGGTGACGAGGAATCCCATTTTGGCGGCGGCGGTGCGGGCGGCCACTAGCTCCGCCTCACGGTAACCGTTCAACATCCTCATCGAAAACATCACCGGCGCGAAATCGGGGTAGCCGCGGACCTGGTGCGGACGCAGGAGGCGGTAGTAATGCAGCATCCAGCCCGCGTCGATCGTCAGCGGTTCGCGGCGGTCGTAGTCGCTCACGACGTGATAGCTCACCGGCCGCCCGGCCGCGTCCTGCTCCACGCCGAGGATGATCGCGTTAGCCTCCCGCGACGACTGCCGGTCCTGTATCTGATTCATCAGGTCCGCATCCCAGAACTCCAGCGCGAGGCCGTCGGGATTGTCTTTGGTCGGGACCATGCGTATGAAGCACTCGCCGTCCCGCGCTCGCGTCCGCACGGCCAGGCGCAGCGCGTCCGTGAAGGACAGCCGCCCGTCGCGCATGCAGGACCCGCGCGCGGTCCACGCCAGCCACTGCGCCGCCACCTGTGCCGTGCGGACCTTATCGAGATTCCCCTGTCGGTCCCAGACGCGCGGCTCGCAGCGGATACCCTGCGACCCGATCACGTTGTCTGCCATCAGCGCGAGGTAGCGGGCCGCGAGCGGCTCGTTGCGCTCCAGCTCACGGCACCGCGCCCGGAGCCGCGTGAGGTCAACTTTCAGTTCGTTGTTCGCCGACACCATCGGCGCGAAGATCCAGTCCGCCACCAGCCGGCCACCCGTCGCGCCGGCGAAGTAGGTCCGCTGGGCGGGCGCGACCGCGCCCCGCACCCGCGCGAGGAGACGCTGGGCCCAGTTCACTGGTACGTGCCGAGGGCGGAGGTGGGGTCCGTGGGGCGGAACGTCACGGCCATGTGCCGCAAGCCGCCGCCGCTGATCTCGGCGCGGTACTGGTCGGCGTAGTACGCCAGCAGGAGCCGCAGTTCTCCGAGGTCGTTCTTGGTGTAGGCGCGGCCCTGCACCTGCGCGCTTTTCAGCCCACCCACCACCAGATCTTTGATCGCGGTGCGGATTAGAGCTACCATCGTCTGCGCGTGACTCTGGTAGCCGGTGGCGAGTTGGGCGGGGTCGGGCTGGACCAGCACGATGCCGGACAGGGCGGTGATGAAATCCGACGCCTTCGACACCTGCGCGTACCACCGCACCGGCTCCGGCTCTGGGCCATCCGCCGTGTCCTTCAGTTTCCGTGTATCGGCTGCGACCAGTGTGGTCCGCCACCCGCCGCCCTCCGTCGCCGCGACCACCTCGAATTGCGCCGTCCGCCCGACAAACCGATAGGTCAGCGCCCAACCGTCCGTCGAGCTGAAACTCCCGTATTGGGCATGCGAAAGCGCGGGATCATCCCAGGTAGCGGAGTCCCCAGCGACCAACGCGACGGGCGCGTACAGCGGGATTGTAGGCGGTGCCATGTGCTGGCACGATAGGACCGCCCCGGGCCGTACGCAAGGCACCAGGGGCGGGAAGTGTATGGGGGAGCGTTACGGGGTCGGGACGGTGAGTCGGAACGTGGAGAAACACCGACCGCCTGGCTCGCAGTGTTTCGGACCGCGCGCGAGGTAGCCGGCCGTGACCAGCGCCCGCAGCACGCTGCTCGCGGTGCATCGGCTTTTCATGCGGCCCCGCAGCGTTAGCCACAGCAGTTTGACCGGTCGGTCGTCATCCCAGGTCAGGGCCGGGTAGAGGACCATCAGCGCCCTCGCCTGGAGCGGGCTGATCCGGGAATCGGCGGCGGCCCGGTCCAGGTAGGCGCCGCGGCGGCGGAGCGCGCCTAACTCGGCCAGCACTGCGCCGAGCGTGGCGGTCGCCGCCGCCACCCGGTCAGATAGCGCGTCCTCGTTCACCAGTCCTTCACCCGGTAGCTGTCGCGTCGGGCCGGCGCCGCCCGCGGGGGGGCGGTGGGCTTCGCCTCTGCCGTCAGCGCAGCGACCAGCTCCGCCAGTTGCCCCCGGACGGGTCCGAGCAACAGCAGCGCCGCCCGCGCCATACACGCGCAGTCCAGCGCCTCGACGCGGTCGTAGCGCCGCTGATAGACCCGCACCGCGCGTCGGTTGACGTACTTCGTTCGGGCGCTTTCGCCGGTGAGTTGGCGGACATACTCCTCATCCACGAACGGCAGGTGACAGTAGCCGGGGCCTAACGTCGGCACGTTGAGCCCGGAATAGACCGCGTCTTTCAGCGCCTCGGTGCCGAGCAGGAACAGGCGTACTTTCAGCCGCTTATTCTTGGACGGCGGGCTGATCGGCGCTTTGCCAGGCGTGCTCTCCCCTTTCGTCGCGAACACGTTCAGCCCCGGCCGCGCGCCGACGTAGCGGTACACCTCCTCGGTATGATGGCCGCCCGAGTCGATACAGGTCCCACGGATCTTCACCAGCGCCCCGCCGGCGTGCTGCCACGGCCGAGTGAGGATCGCATCGTGCTGCCTCCACACCTCCGGCTGTCCCGGATCGCCCCACAGCACCTCGTGCCGGATCAGGCCGTGCTCGCCGTCGGCGCCCCAGCCCCAGACCGAACATTCGAGCCGGTCGCCCTGCACGTCGGACCCCATCGTCAGCGCCCCGCACCACGCCGGCACCTCCGCCGCGTAGGTCTCGCGCCGCGCCAGCAGCGAGCCGTGCTCGACCGTCTCGCCCGCGTCCTCCCAGGTTTCCGCAAGCACGGTGTTGACAAAAACCTTGAGCAGTTCCGGCTTGCCTTGCGCCGAGAGGAACTCCTCCGCCATCCGCGCCCAGGAGCTGAGCAGCGAGTACGCGGCCCAGATGTGGTAGCCGCGAAGCGCGCGGCCCGGCCGATCGGCGCGCCACTCCCCCCGCGCCACCATCCACGGTTTGTGGTCCTCACCGATCGCCTGCCCGCAGCCGGTTATCAGCTCGCCGTCGGCGCTGATGTCACCACAGAGGTAATGCGCCGTGCTCGCGTCGGCGTTGTCCCATCGGACGTTGCGCCAGACCAGTCGCTGGAAATGCCCGCAATGCGGGCAGGGGACGTAGTAGTGCCGCTGATCCGAGAATAGGAACAGCGCCTCGATTTTCGAGCTGCCCTTGTCCGTCGGCGTGCTCCCCGCGATCAGTTTGCGATCCCAGTAGTTCTGCGTGCGCTTTACGGCTAACGTCCATGGGTCGCCCTCATGCGCCCGGCCGCCCTTCGCGCTCATCGCGAACCCGTCAACCTCATCCCCGACCAGCACGCGGATCGATCGCCGCCGGAGACCAGCCGCCGCGTTGCTGCCCACCACCACGAGAAACCCGCCGCTGAACCGCTTGAACTGCATCGTATTCGAGGCATCGCGCCGCCCCGACTGGCGGACCTTGCCCCGCAACACCGGCGAGGCCCGCAGCATCGGGTCGAGGTTTTCCTTGCTCCACCCCTTCGCGTCCTCCACGGTCGGCTGCATAACCATCATTGCCGACGGCGCCTGGTGCATGTGAAACCCCACGATGTTACCCACCACGCCCTCGGTGTAGCCGACGCGCGCCGACTTCATCACCACCACCTGCTCGATCGCCGGATCGGTGCACGCGTCCAGCACCTCACGGAAGTACGGCGTACGCGCCATGCGGAACCGCCCCGCCTCCGGTGACCCCTCCGCCAGGTAGCGGTAGGTGTCGGCCCACTGACTGCCCGTCAGCTTCGGCGGCGGCGCGAAGATCGTCCGGCGCAACGTGCGTTCCCGGTCGCGGGCGGCGAGGTGTCCGGTCAGGGAGTCGAGGGCGGAGGTCATCGGGTGCCAGTGTTGCCGTTAGGCCAGACACCCCATCGGCCGGTGGTCATACCGCCTCCTCCGATTCAGGAATGTCCGCCCCCTCGCACAACTCCGCCAACATCGCCCGCACGTGATCGTCGATGATCGACTCCGCTTCGGTCGCGGTTTTCGCTGACAGCACCTCCGGCGCCAACTTTTTCTTCATCGCCTTCGCCTGTGCCGCCACCCGCTCAAACGCGGCGGCGATCTCCCGGGCGTACCGCTCGGTCGTCATCAAACGCCCTTGCTGCTCCGCCAGTTTCAGCTCGAGCAGCTCCGCTTTCGCGGCCTCCTGGCGTGCCTCCGAATCGGCGATCGGCGTCTTGTCCGGCTTCGCCGCGTCCCGCACCTTCCGCCGCTCGCGCTCCATCACCCAGACGTAAATCTCCGGCCAGAGGAATTTGTCACCCCGCCGGGGCAGCCCCTCGGTGACTAGCCGCGCGAGCGTCCGCTCGGGCATATCGCCCAGCTTCTCCCGCGCTTGCGCCCGGGTGAGGTGTTTCGAGGCCATCAGGCTAACCGCGCCAATGCCATAACGTTATGCGCTCCGGTTGTATAGCGATTGACAGATCTCTGCGCGGACCCGCATTCCAAAGCGCTGGGAGGACCCGAAAAAAAACCGAATGGACCGTTAGACGTATAACGCACTGTGCGTCACCGCGCCGTGGCCGTCGCCCTGTCCATGGCGGCGAGGATGAGCCGGTCCCAGTCGTTCGCGACCGCGCGCTCAACGGTCGAGGTGAATGCGAGGTTGGCGGGGATGGGCACCGACTTCTTGAATGCGTAGAGGACGCGGATCGAGCCGCCCGCGATCTCAACGTCTAACGTTCCGCCTTGGGCGCGTCGCCCGACGCGCTGGAGAATCAGGCCACCGCCGGCGCGCTTCACGGTGAAGGTGCGCTTGAGCCCCCGCAGACGCACCACGCCCTTTTTCGTGCGATAGGGACGGAGCTGCAGGGCACGGACGCGCATGCCGGCGATGATGACGTCGCTCTTGTTGCGCTTCACCGCGACCGGCACTGCGAGACTCGCGCCTCGCAGTGGCCGCTTCTCGCCCCCGCCCTCGAACTTCGAGAGCACGTCGCGCGCGGGATCGATTTGGATCACGCCCGTGAGCGCAGCCTTCGTCGCGAACGGGCTGACCTTAATCGAGCGGTCGATAAACACCGGCCGCCTGATCGTCATGGACTCGCGCAGGTGCGCCCGCTCGCGCTGTTGGGCCAGCTTGAGGGTGTCGTTGATGCCGGTCGCCAGTGCGAAGGGCGCCTGCCTGCTGAGGCTGGCGAACCACCCGAGCACCTCGGCGGCATCGACGTGGATCACGACGGGGCCGGTCACGATACCACCTGCAGCCGAGGCGGGCCGAGCAGTTGGGCCAGTGCCTGCACTTGCGGTGGAAGGGTCGGTGTCATCGGTCGTTAGTCCTTTCCAGTGTTTGCGGTTGTGGGGTGTCACGCCGTGCCTCGTGGCCCGTCGCCGATGCCGGCGGTGAGCCGCTTGAGGCGTGCGTCATCGCTCGGCAATAGGGGCGGTTCCCGAACGGGCGGGGCGAGCCCCTTCGCGGCGGCCTGGTGCGCCCGCTGGTAGGCGTCGACGAACGCGCGGCGGGTGAACGGCCGGTCCCGATCGGTGAGGGTGCCGAAGGCGGAGCTCCCGCCACAGGCGGCGAACGCTTCGGCTGCCGCCCAGCCCAGCTCACTACCGATGCGGACAATACCCCAGGCGGTGGCGCTGGTGCGGCGGTCAGTCTCCGCCTCGATGCGGTCGAAGAGTCGGCCCGCCTCGGCGGCGGCGTCCACGTAGGGCTGCGCGTGCCGGCGGATCGTGCTAGGAACCGGGAACATCTCGTTAGGCAGCGGCGTCCACCCGTCGCGGATGCGGATGATCGCGGACTGCACATCGGCGAGCGGCAGGTCGCGCAGGGCGTCGAAGTACACCGACAACATCGGCCGGGACACCTCGCGGTTGAACGTGACGCCGAGGGCGGTGAGACCTGCGGCGAACAGCCTCCGGTGATCCAGGTTGTGGTAGTCCATCAGCCCCCCTCAGCGAAGGCGCGGGCGGCGTCCAGCGTGGCCGCCTCACGCTGGGTGACGCCACGCCCGGGGCGGGAGGGGC